ACATATTATTAGTGTTGTTTACCCTGACAATGGTATTCTAGATAATTTCGTAACGAAATTAAAAGAAGTTGGATTAACTGACGAACAAATATTCTTCCCACAGGAGCCACCAAATGGAAATACAAGCGAACCTACTCAGACTGAGCAACCAGTGGCTGATAGCCCAAGTTGATGAAGTAGAGGAGGACACTTTACCAGGTGACCCTGATTGTATACTTCGTGACCCAAAGGTGCTAGACTCTGATGGTAATCTTGAGACATGGCCTCCATTCTCAGACCACAAAGAGGTAGCAGTCAGATCATCTGATATAACTACTCTCGTGGATCCTAACAAGGATTTACTTGCCCGATATATTTCAGCGATTGAATGAAGTTTTACACCAGTGTTGAGCAAGCAGGTAACCGTCTGCTAGTCCGTGGATATGATAATAACAACAGATATAGCGTGAGGGTTCCTTTTAACCCCACGCTATTTTTGCCTTCAAAGAATTATTCTGAATGGAGAACTCTTGAAGGTGATTGTGTAGAGCCTCATAAGTTTGGTTCTATAACTGAAGCAAGAGATTTTGTAAGACAGTACAAGGAAGTAGAAGATTTTGAGATATATGGTAACACTAGATTCCTATATCAATATATTGCACAGGAGCATCCAGAAGATGAGGTTAAATTCGATTCCAGTAAGATCCGTGTTTTTACCATTGACATCGAGACAGCAGCAGAGAATGGGTTTCCTGATATTGAGTCCGCAGACCAAGAGATCCTCGCAATCTCAATTAAAGATTCGTTCACTGGTAGGATTACTGTATGGGGTGCAAGGGCTTACGATAACACAGATGCTGAAGTCGATTACATGCACTTCAGAACAGAAGAGGGAATGCTTAATGCCTTCTTGGGTTATTGGCAGGACAATTATCCCGATGTAGTTACAGGATGGAATGTACAGTTATTCGATATGCCGTACATTGCTAATCGTATAGAAAGAATATTAGGAGAGAAAGCAGTTAAGTTATTATCTCCTTGGAGATTAGTATCACAACGTGAGATTTATATTAAAGGACGTAGACAGTTTGCTGTAGATACACTTGGTATATCCACGTTGGATTATCTTGAATTATATAAGAAGTTTACTTATCAGAATCAAGAGAGTTATAGATTAGATCATATTTGTAATGTTGAACTTGGAGAGAAGAAGTTAGATCACTCTGAGTATGATACATTCAAGGAGTTCTATGAAAATAATTGGCAGAAGTTTATTGATTACAACATACATGACGTTAGGTTGGTAGATAAACTTGATGATAAGATGAAGTTGATTGACCTTGCCTTTACTATGGCCTATGATGCCAAAGTAAATTACGAGGATGTATTCTCACAGGTACGCATGTGGGACAACTACATTTATTGTGAATTAAATAAAAGAAAGATTGCTATTCCTCCTAAAAAGGAAGCAACAAAAGACGCAAAATACGCAGGTGCTTATGTCAAGGAACCGAAACCAGGATTCTATGATTGGGTGGTTAATTTTGACCTTAATAGTCTTTATCCTCACCTTATTATGCAGTACAATATCTCACCAGAGACCCTCTGGGAGACTCGACATTCCAATGCGAGCGTTGAAGGGATCTTAAACAAAGAGATTGAGGTTAACCCTGAGTTTGCTACGTGTGCTAATGGAGCACAGTACAGGAAAGATGTGCAGGGATTCCTGCCATTGATGATGCAGAAGATGTATGACTCTAGGGTCATCTTCAAGAAGAAAATGATTAAGGCCAAACAAGAATATGAGAAGAATCCGTCGGTTGAACTCACGAAAGAGATCGCTAGGTGTAATAACATACAGATGGCAAAGAAGATATCTCTTAACAGTGCTTATGGTGCTATCGGCAACGAGCATTTTAGGTATTATCGTCTTGCAAATGCTGAGGCTATCACTCTATCTGGGCAGGTTTCTATCAGGTGGATAGAGAATAAGATGAATGCTTACCTAAATAGTTTGTTACAAAGTCAAGACATAGATTACGTCATTGCATCAGATACCGACTCAATCTATCTTAATCTTGGACCTCTTGTTGATAAATTTTTTAGTAATAAGTCTAGTGATAAGGCTAGGATCGTGGCCTTACTTGATAAGATCTGCCAAGATAAGTTGGAACCGTTCATCGACTCCTGTTATAAGGAGCTTGCGTCGTATGTTTCGGCGTATGACCAAAAGATGATTATGAAGCGAGAGAACATCGCTGATAGAGGAATTTGGACGGCCAAGAAAAGATACATATTAAACGTGTGGGACTCTGAAGGAGTCCGTTATAAAGATCCCAAGATGAAGATCATGGGATTAGAAACTGCTAGGTCATCGACACCAGCATACTTTCGGGATAAATTATATGCAGCATTCAAGATCATTATCGGCAAAACAAATGATGAGCTTATCTCTTTTATCAATGATGTCAGAACAGAAACCAGAGAACGACCCTATGAGGAAGTCGCATTCCCCAGAGGCGTTAACAACCTTGAAAAATATCGCCACAGAACTGACATCTATAGTAAAGGAACGCCCATCCACGTAAGGGGTGCTCTTCTGTATAATCATTATGTTAAGAAACATAAAATTCAGAACAAGTTTCCTTTCATTCAGGAAGGAGAGAAGATAAAATTCATGTATCTTAAAACACCCAATCCTATCCATGAGAACTGTATTAGTTTCTTTGGAGATCTACCAAAGGAATTTGGTATAGAGAAGTATGTTGATTACCAGACACAATTTGAGAAAAGTTTTCTTGAGCCCCTGAAAAACGTGCTACAATGTATTGGTTGGGAACATGAAAAACGTATAACACTAAGAGGATTTTTTGAATGAGTAAAACAGTGTGGACTGTCACCTATCAAGATACTTCGTATGAAGCACTTGATTCTGACCAAATAAGAGTTTTTGAAGAAGAAGATATGGCAAGAGGATATGCCAAGCTCTTGTCGAAAGATCATGACTATGTTAGAATGTACGAAAGTGAGGTCACAAAATGGGATCGTTCTTAGATAATGTAATTAAAGATAGTGGAAATGAATATGCTAGCCTCGTCAGTGATGGAGTCGCTGCTGGAGATACATCCAGTTTTGTTGATACTGGTAGCTATATTTTCAACGCTGTCGTTAGTGGTTCTCTATTCGGGGGAATCCCTTCTAACAAAGTCACAGCACTCGCTGGAGAATCCTCAACAGGAAAAACTTTCTTTGCACTCAGTGTTGTACGTAACTTTCTTGATAACCATAGCAACGGTGGGGTTATTTATTTTGAATCTGAATCTGCTATCTCAAAAGATATGATTGAGAGCAGGGGAATTGATTCTAAACGTATGGTAATCTTCCCTGTAGCAACCATCGAAGAGTTCAGAACACAGGCCACAAGGATTGTTGACAAGTATTTAAAAGAACCAAAGGAGCAGCGTCAACCATTGATGTTTGTTCTTGACAGTCTTGGTATGCTTAGTACATCAAAGGAGATGGAAGACATCTCTAATGATAAGCAGGTCAGGGACATGACCAAATCACAATTGATTAAGGGTGCATTCAGGGTATTGACCTTGAAGTTGGGACAGGCAGGAATACCCATGCTTGTGACCAATCATACTTATGATGTGATCGGGAGCTATGTGCCAGCTAAAGAAATGGGCGGTGGTAGTGGACTAAAGTACGCTGCATCTACTATAATATACTTAACAAAATCAAAAGAGAAAGAAGGCACAGACTTAGTGGGTAACATCATTAAGTGTGAGGCCAAGAAGTCTCGATTATCCAAGGAGGGATCGAAAGTTGCTACTAGATTATACTTTGACGAACGTGGATTGGACCGCTATTATGGACTCTTGGAACTCGGTGAGAAGTACGGAGTCTTTAAGAGGGTGGGCAACCGTATCAAGTTCGGTGAGGTTTCTGTTTACCCTAAATCTATTCTTGCTGATCCAGGCAAGTATTTCTCAGAAGAAGTAATGGCAAAACTAGAAGAAGCAGCACGAACTGAATATGGTTATGGCAACTGAACGTATTGAAACAACAATTCTCAGAAATCTATTATTTACAGAAGAGTATTATCGTAAGGTAGTACCATTTCTTAAGGCAGATTATTTTACAGAATATCCTGAAAGAATAATCTTTGAGGAGATCTCTGAGTTTGCGAATAAATATGACAAGGTTCCTACTCAAGAAGTTCTAAGCATAAACCTTCAAAATCGTAGTGATCTTACAGAAGATTCCTTCCAAGAAGCGACTACCATCATTCGATCTTTAACTGACGAATGGGTTGATTATGATTGGCTGCTAGATGCTACTGAAAAGTGGTGCCAAGATAGAGCTATATACCTTGCTCTGATGCAGTCAATTAAGATTGCAGATGGTGGAGACAAAAAGTTAGACAAGGGTGCTATCCCTAGCATCCTTCAGAATGCTTTGGCCGTCTCTTTTGATGAACACATTGGTCACGATTACATTGAACAATCTAAACAACGATACGACTTCTACCATAAGACGGAGGAGAAAATTCCGTTTGATTTGGAAAAGTTTAACTATATTACGAAAGGTGGGATCCCTAACAAGACTCTTAATATCGCACTTGCTGGTACAGGTGTCGGGAAGTCTCTATTCATGTGCCACATGGCTAGCTCCATCCTGTTGCAAGGACGGAACGTACTATACATTACATGTGAAATGGCAGAAGAGAAAATTGCTGAACGAATTGATGCAAATCTTCTCAATGTAAATATAAGAGATATTGCTGAACTTCCAGAAGTTCTTTATAGTAGTAAGGTAAATGAAATCTCTCGTAAGACTCAGGGTAAGTTGATTATAAAAGAGTACCCTACAGCATCTGCTCATGCAGGTCATTTTAAGGCACTGTTATCTGATTTGTCTTTAAAGAAAGATTTTAAACCTGATATAATATTCATAGATTACTTAAATATATGTGCAAGTGCGAGGTATAAAGGTGCGATTGTTAACTCATACACGTATGTCAAGGCGATTGCGGAGGAGCTTCGTGGTCTTGCTGTGGAACATAATCTTCCCATTGTATCTGCTACTCAAACTACTCGCTCTGGTTTTGGCAGTAGCGACCCTGACCTTACCGATACTTCTGAGTCTTTTGGTCTTCCTGCCACTGCTGATCTTATGTTTGCCCTTGTCTCTAATGAGGAACTTGAGCAACAAGGTCGCATCATGGTCAAACAACTCAAAAACAGGTATAACGACCCGACCTCATCAAGAAAATTTATGGTAGGTATTGACAGATCGAAGATGAGGCTGTATGATGTAGCGGAGGACTCTAATGTCCTAAATCAAACTGAGGATGATGAGAACCTACCACAGTTCGCTGAAACTCAAAATAGGTTAAGTAAATTTGCTGAATGGAATGTATAAATTATGGCTATAGATTTTGATAAGTACTCTCATTTCGTGGATGCTGTCACATCCGATTCCTCTAAGAATTTTGTCGATCTTGCTGACCGTCTGGGTGAACTTGACAGAGAAGGTGCCAATATTGAACGTCTTACCACTGCTGGCGTTGGGCTTGCTGCTGAGTCTGGTGAGTTTCTTGAGATTGTTAAGAAGATGGTTTTTCAAGGTAAGCCATGGAATGATGATAATCGTGAGCATCTTATCATTGAGTTGGGTGATGTTATGTGGTATGTGGCACAGGCTTGTATGGCTCTGGACATACCATTCGATGATGTCATCATAAGAAATGTAGAGAAACTAGAGAAGAGATATCCTGGTGGATCATTTGATGTAGAGAAGTCAGAAAAAAGAGCAGAGGGTGATCGTTAATGTTAACACAACAAGTAGAAGATTCATTAAGAGCATCCCAAGAACATTTAAGAGATGCTCTTGCATTTGCAGCACGAGGTGAGAAACCATATGTGGCAAAACATATTGCTTCTTTCTTAGCAGACATTGATAATCTTATTGAAGCACAGGATCTCATAGAAAATATGAGAGATATTATGGAAAAGAGGAAGGAGGAAGATGGACTTACCAATTAATGATGAAGAGTTAAAACGATTAGTTTGGTGGACTCAGCATATGATGGGTGAAGAAGAACTTCATAAGAAATTGAAGTTGGTTCACGA